CAGGACGCCGCGAACGCGTCCCTGTCGCTGGGCTGGCTCGACAAGCTGATCGACATGGTGGAGCAGCAGGCCGCCATGAAGATCAACGGCCCGGGCTGGATGTTCGTCATGAGCTCCACCGCCGAGTCCCGCATCTCCCAGCTCGCCATCGCCAACCAGCGGTTCCTCACCCCCACCGAGGTCGCCGCTGGCCTCAACGTGCAGGCGTACCGCGGTATCCCGCTCGTGACGTCCTCGTTCCTGTCCGCCCGCTCCTACCAGATGGGCGCCGTCACCACCGCCACCGCGACCACCGGCGGCACCCTCGCGGCGGCGACGTACTACTACCAGATCGCGCCGGTCATCGCCCGCCAGGGTGAGATCCTGCCGTCCACCGAGGTCTCCCAGACCACCACCGGATCGGCGTCCACCGTGACCCTGTCGTTCTCCACCCCCGGTGGCCTCGACGGGGCCCAGCCGAACCTCTTCAAGGTGTTCCGGTCCACCTCGACCGGAACCGAGACGTTCCTCGGCTACGTCGACGCCACCGTTGGCATCGCCGCCGACGGCGTCACCCCGATCCTCACCACGAGCATCGTGGACGACGGGGCGAAGCTCACCCCGAAGAACGGCTCGACCGTTCCGGCGTCCGTCCCGGCCGCGTACGTGGGCACCAACACGTCGATGAAGCCGCAGGCTTCGGGCTCGGAGAACATTTACTTGATCGCGCGTGACCCGCAGTTCCTCCTGCGGCCGTACGTCCGCGAGCTGGAGCCCCTCGACGTGTACCCGACCACGGCGGCGCCGGACCAGATGCCGTACGCCATCGTGTCGGACTGCACGCTCGCCGTTCGGGCGCCGAAGTACACGGGGCGCATCAGCCGCGTGTCCTCGTCCCTTACCAGCTGACCCCCACGGTGCCGCCCGGCCAGAACGCCGGGCGGCACCGTTCCCCTGACGCCCCAGGAGGGGTCATGCCGTACGTACGCAAGAACACCGCCGGATCCAGCAGCCACGGCTACGTCTGGCCGGAGGACGGGGCGGTCGTGGAGATGCCCCACGAGCACGCCGAGGAGCTTCTCGTCATCACCGATGGCGGGTTCTCTCTCGCCGACGGCCCGTCCGGCCCTGGCCCGGACGACGAGGATGAGGTGCTCACCGAGGTTCTTCCGGAGCCGGACGAGCCGGTCACCGAGCCGGCCCCGGACGAGGCCTCCGTCAAGGCGCCGGTCCGTCGCGGCGGCCGCAAGCCCGCCGAGGGCTGACCGGTGACGGCGGACTCCCCGATCCCGCTGGCCACCTCGGCGGACATGAAGAGTGGGGCGTTCGCTGACCTGACCCGGTCCTATCCGGTGCAGGACCTCGACGCCCTGATGGTCGAGGCGACGCGGCTGTGTGAGGACTACTGCGAGCGCAGACTCGCACCGTTCACCAACCTGCCGGAGACTCACCGGGCGCAGGGCATTGACCCGGACGAGCAGACCGGCATCACGGGCATGCCGATGAGCTTGCAAGGCACCATCGGTGTCTCGTACTCCAACGCCCTCAATACGGGCACGGGCATGGTTCGGCACGTGTGGCTGAACGAGTTCGCGCCCCGCTACCCGGACTTGTGGACGTACGGCACGGACCTGGTGGTGCAAGTCCTGCTCTCCCAGGGCGGCCTGTCCACGCTGCCTGGCTCCCAGCTGATCGGCGCCGAACCGGATAGCGGTCACATCTGGTTCCAGCTCGGGACGCTCCTGCCGGTCGGATCGCTGATCCGGATCCTCTATTCGGGCGGATACAGCACCATCCCCGCCTCCCTCGTCCGCGCCTGCAAGTACATGGCGGCGAGCCTGATCGTCACCGAGCTCGATCCGATGCGCCGCGGCGAGGGCCACGACCCGGACGTCCTGCGCTCCCAGGCCGAGGACGTCCTCGGCCCGTTCGCAAGGGCCTGACCGGTGTGGGGCACTCCGAGAGCCGAGACCACCCGGCGTAAACGGCGGCAGCTGACGGCCACGGCACGGGCGAAGATCTCCGCTCGGATGCGCGGCAAGAAGCACCCCCACAAGGGGCATGCCGCCTCGTCATCCACCCGAGCGAAGATCTCGGCCAGGCTGAAGGGCCGCCACCACCGCGGGCATCCGATGTCGGCGGCGGCGAGGGCGAAGCTGTCCGCGAAGCTGCGGGGCCGTAAGCGTGGGCCTCTGTCTGCCTCGACCCGCGCGAAGATCTCAGCACGGCTGCGGGGCCGCCCGGGCCACAAGATGTCGGCGTCGGCTCGCGCAAAGCTGTCCGCAAGGCTGAAGGGCCGCAAGCGCGGCCCTATGTCTGCGGCAACCCGCGCGAAGATCTCGGCGAAGCTGCGCGCCCGTGCTCGCGCGCGTCGACCCGCACGCAAGGGTCACACCAAGGCACGCAAACACGTCAGCACCGGGCCGCGACGCCGGCATCCCGTGCGACGCACCGCGGCAATGCGCCATCACCGCCAGACCAAGCGCCGCACCTACCGCCGTCTCCTCAAAGGCCACCGTCACCACTACCGGCGGCGCGTCCACGGGCGCCGCTACCACTACTACCGGCTCGTTCTCGCGCCATCGAGGAGGCGACGCCGGTGAGCCAGATCGCCACAGCCGTCGACCTGGAGGCGGCATGGCTGTCGTCCGCCAACGACGGCCTCCCGGCACTGCTGTCTGCGCGCGGCGGCCCGTGGGACGTCATCCAGGCGTACGCGCCCCGCAGCCCGTACCAGCAGCAGACGCAGCTGTACGTGCTGCGACGCCGGGCCGCGACCTCGCGCTTCTCCCAGCAACGCCGCATCGCCACCCATCATTTCGTTCTGGCGCTGGTCTGGCCGACCGGCTCCTCGACCATCGGCGAGGGCATCGCGGAGGACGAGCAGCGGGCGTTCGACGCGGCGATTGACCTCCTCGTGCAGCGCGTCGAAGGCACCGTCACAGATCACACCCACGGCGGCCGGTTCCTGTCCGTCGCCGAGTCCACCGGCGGCACCAACCAGCCGGGCGCCCCGGCAATCGACATCGAGTACGCCGACCCGCTGCAGGCAGCGGCGACCGGCTTCTTCACCGCCAACGTCTCCTACTTGGCTGACGGCACGGACTACACCGCCTGACTCCACTCCCTTTCAAGGCCCCACGCCCGGGGGCCTCCTACGCATGCCCGGAGGCCCGCGTGCTGCAGCGAAACCCCCATCCCTACCCGGTGGACGTGCCGGCCGTCCCGGCGACCGTCCAGCCCGGCGACACCGTCGACTGGCCCCACCCGATCGCCGGGTTCGAACCCGTTGACGAGCCCGAGCCCACGCCGGCCGCAGAGCCAAGCACCCCCAAGTCCGCCAAGCGAGCCGCCGCGTCGGCCACCACCACTGAGGAGCAGCAGGCATGACGCAGCTGTCGAAGCTCGCCACACTCGGCCTCGCCAAGGAGACCGTGGCGGGCACCTACACCGCGCCGACCGTCGGCATCCCCTTCATGTCCGCGAACTTCGAAGACAAGATCGACCCGATTCGTGACGAGTCGTGGCGCGGTAACGACACCGTGCTGCAGGGCCTGTATGCGGGGCCGATCCACGCCGAGTGGGACATGGAGTTCATGGCCTACCCGGATCTGATCGGTCATTTCCTGCGGGGGACGATCGGCCCGGACACGGTCACCGCCGCGACCGCGACGACTCTGGCGTCCTCCAGCATCATCGGGGCGACGAGCATCTCCACTACCGCGAGCGTCCCCGCCGGGTCGACGATCCGCATCGACACGACCACCAATACGGAGTACGCGACGACCGGGACCCCGACCGGGTCGGGCCCGTACTCGATTCCGATCGTGTCCCCTGCGGGCGGCCTGGCGATCGCCCACTCGTCCGGCGCGGCGGTGACGACCACGACGAAGCACACGTTCAAGCAGGACCCGACGCAGGCGCTGCCGAGCTACAGCCTGACGGTGTACGACACCACGCAGACGCTCGGGTATGCCGGCCTGAAGTGGACCGACCTCGCCATCAAGATCGACCCGAAGGGTGCGGTGTCCTTTGCCCCCAAGGGCTTGAGCTTCGCAGGCGCCACGCAGTCCAACGCCACCGAGAGCTACAGCACCTACCCGCCGAGCATCGGCTGGACGTGGACTACCACGCAGAACGCCGTCGCCTCCACCCGGGGCCTGACTCTCGATCTGACGATCAAGCGTGCCGGTGAGGCGATCAACAGCAGCGACGGAACCCAGGGGCCGCGCGAGATCTTCGTCGGCGCCCTGGAGTGCGACGGAACCTACAAGACGATCTTCGAGAACCAGACCGACCTCAACCTGTTCCTCAACTACACGCAGCAGTCGATCACCGCGACCGTCATCACGCCGGTGCCGTTCGGCGGCCAGTCCCTCGCCGTCATCATGTCGAAGTCCGGCTGGACGACCGGCAAGCGGGACCTCGGGTCGAACTACGTGCAGGCGGACTTCAACCTGTCCGGGATCTACAACGCGACTGACGGCGGCGCCGTCTCTGCGGTTCTCCAGAACTGGTCCACGGCGGCCTACTGAGAGCCGCACCCCAGCCCCTGGCCGTGCCCGTCGGGCGTCGGCGCACGGCCAGGACCAACCCCCGCCCACGCCCGCAACGCCCAAGGAGAACCCGCATGCCCGGCTACGCCAACCGCACCATCCGTCTCGCCTTCCCCGAGCTCACCGAAGAGGGCGACCCGGAGGTCTTCGTCACCATCCGCAACCCGAAGATCCTCCCCGGGCACGAGATCACCGTCCGCGACGTCACCGACGAGCAGCTGAAGGCCGACCCTGCCGCGAACTTCTTCGCCCAGTACGACCTCGTGGCGCGTCTCGTCACCGACTGGCTCGTCTACGACGCCACCACCGAGGACGCCCAGCCACTGGAGCTCCCCGCCGACGAGCACAAGGTCGCGAAGCTGCCCCGACAGATCGCCGCGAAGATCATCAGCCTGGTCGTGGAGGCGCAGAACCCCGGCGCGGGGGACTAGGGCCGGACGACCCGTACCTCAACGACGTCATCTGGCCCGCCGACTCCATCTACGACGGCACCTGGAACTCCGGCCCCCCGCCCGACGAACTTATCGACTTCGAGCTGATGCACGAGTTCGGCTGGACCTGGCAGCAGCTCCAGGACACCCCCGCCTACGTCCGCGCCTACACCTGGGATCTCCTCGCTGCCAAGCGCACCGCCCAGGCCGCCGCAGCAAGGAGGGGTGCCCGTGCCTGAACTCACCCCCGCCGTCCTGCGCCTGATCCTGGACCGGATCAACGCGCAGGGCCGAGCAGCTGCCCGCACTGGCCTGATCGGCCTCGCCGACGCCGTCGTCAAACAGGCCCGCACCAACGCCTCCAACGGC